TATCGGGGAGTTAAAAATCAAAAGGCTGCCGTTGATGCTGCTCGCCAACAAGACGAGTGGGCTAGGCAAAGATATAATGAGCAAAAAGCTATTTATGGTGATATTGAGCAAAATCTAGCTAACTACTATAAAACACTAACGCCGGAAAAGAAAACAAGCTTAGGATTAGATAGATACGACCAGCAATTTAGATTAGCTCAAGATAAAGTAGCTCAGACTATGGCTCAACGAGGGTTAACAGGTTCTGGAATTGAAGCAGAAGCTAATTATCAAATGGAGTTGCAAGCTGCTAAAGACAGGTCAGAAATAGCTAATCAAACAGAAGATTTAGTAAGACAGCAACAACTAGGCTTCTTAGGTTATGGCACAGGTCAGACAGGGCTAGCAGCACAAATGATGGCTAACTCTAATGCTAACTATGCCAACGCTTTAGGCTCTAGTGCTGCTAACTGGCTTAATATAGCTAATCAAGCTGGCAATAGTGCAGCAGATGCTTTTGGTGCTTTAATGTATAATAAGCAACGTAATGGCCAAACTAGTCAATCATATAACAGATTTGCTAGTGGCCCAGTTAATCAATTTTAGGAGATAACATGTTAAATATAGGAAGTGCTACGGCAGCTGCTACCTATGGTAAGTATCAAGGTATGGAAGATGCTGATAGATATAATGCTTTGCAGATAGAAAGAGAGCAAAGGCTACAAGCTGGTAAGCAGTCTATAACTATTAATGACCAACGTATTCAACAACAAGATATGATGCTTAAACAGCTACAGACTGAAATGCTAAAAGCAAAAGCTGGCAACGCTAGATTAAAGGCTGGTGAAAATTATTTAGATGTAGTTAAAGCACTAAAGAATGCTCAAGGCAATATGGCTAGTGTTAAGACTGATGAGGTTGATGGTAGTAATCCACCTGAAGGCTTTGATAAAACACAATATCAATATAATCCAGAAACTAATAAGTATAGCAGAAGTTATAAAGAGTATAATATACCTAAAGAAGTTACTGATGCTGTAGAGGGCTTTAAGCAAAGCGTAGTTTACGACCAAGCTGGAGCTGACTGGATTAATAACTTTCTAGACTCTAAATATGGCACAATGTCTAACCCTATTATAGATGTTAAGTATAATGGGCCTTCTGATGAGCTAGTTTTAACGCAAAAAGATGGTACTCAAATACCTATGAGCCCTGCATTTATGGGCGTAGCAATGGGCTTTAGAGACCAAGCTAAATATGCAGACCAAAATCTTATAGATGAGTATTCAGCTGAGTCTGAAAGATTGCATAAATATAATAAAGGCTTATTAGAAGAAGCTAAGCTAAAGGGCCAAGTCGCTAAAGAGTACTCTATGGCTGATAAGAATAGGCATCAAAGTAGGTATTATGACGCTCAAGCTGGGCTAGCTGGTGAGAAGGCTAATACAGAAAAAGCTAGGCAATATAGTCTTTATACCAAAGGCTCAGAACTATCACCAAAACAACAAGAAGTTAAAAATAAAGAAGAAGTTAAGCAACGTGTAACAAATCTTAAAAGCCAGCTAAACCTTAGCGACTCAGATTATGCTACACAGATTAGTGAAGACCCTGATGCGCTTAACGCGATTAAAGGTAAAGGTAAACAAGCAGAAACATTTGAGAAAGCTGTAGCAGCTAATACTATTTTACAAAGCCAAAAAGATGTTAAAGAATTACTTCAAACTATAGGTAATTTAACTGGTAACCAAACTTTAGATAACTACGCTTTAAACACTTTAGCTAAATATGGTATTAGAGCAGATGAGTATAAAGATACAGCTACATTGATTAATAGACTAGAACTAGAAGCTAAGCAGCTTGCAGCTAACTCGATTAAATTCTTATCTGGTGCTGCATTTAGTGATAAAGAGCTTGATATACAAATGGACGGCTTAGTTGCGTTAGTTAATGGTCAATCTATAGAAACATCACTAGCTAAACTAGATGGTAATATTAATGCTTGGTCTAGAAACGTAGCTCAATACTCAGCATCATTAGACTCTGGTACTAGGAAACTAACTAGGGGCTTAGCTGAAAATGCTATGATGGAGGCAGTTAAGCTTAAAAAAGGCTTAGATGAGTCTTATAAGAAACGTGAGCTTTATAGATTAAACCTAGATTTAGATGAGCTAGATAGTGATGAGCAGAAACGAGAGTATTTTAATAAGCTAGATAAACGCTCACAAAATCTTCTTATTGAGCAAAGAAAGAGAGAACTAGGAGCTAATAATGAGTAAGTCATTAATAGAAAAAGTTAGGGATTACTTTGAGTATTCAGCAGAATACTTTCAAAAGTCTAGAGACCAAGCAAGAGAAATTATAGCGTTTAATCATAATAAGCACTATACTATAGAGCAACTAAACGTCCTAGCTAATAGAAAGCAACCTGCAGAAACATTTAACGTTATTAAGTCTTATAAAAGAGTTGTTGGAGGTTACTTAGCCTCCACGATTAGTAACATTAATGTTAAGCCTGTAGGTATGGAAGATGTTAATATAGCTATGCTTGGCCAAGATATAATTCAGTATACTTTAAGAGTTAGTAAGTTTAAGCGCGTTAGAGTAAAACTAATTGACGACTTACTACTTACTGGATTTTGTGCGTATGAGATTAGAGCAGAAGAGACTGGGCAAACTGATCAATTTGGTACCAAAGATATGCAGATTAAGATTAACTACTTACCTTGGGATGAGGTATTAGTAGACCCTAGAAGTAGAGAAGAAGACTACTCAGATGCTAAGTATATATCTAAGTTTAGATGGCTTTCACAAAACGATGTAGAAAAGCACTGGCCTGGTAAAGCAGATGAGCTTAATAGACTATTTACTATAGCTGAGATAGAACAGCCACAAAAGTCAACTTCTAAATATAAGATGACTGAGAATTATCTAGTGGTTACTACATATCTTAAAGATGAGAATGATAAAATCCACGAGGTTATTTGGTGTGGTGATGTAATATTAGAAACACACGAGCTTTCTGATTTAACTCAGTTTCCAATAAGGCCTATCTATTTAGAAAGAGATGACGATGGTTTCTATGGTATATTTAGAGAAGTTCTAGAAAGCCAGAAAGCTATTAATCAGGCGCTCATTCAGATACAATTAATGGTTAACGTTAATAAGGTATATGTAAATAAAACGGCAGTAGAAAGCTTATCTGAGTTTAGAAAAGCTTTTAATAGAGTGAACTCTATTATTGAAGTTAAGGACATTAATGGTATTAAAGTAGATAATTTGCATGCTGACGTCCTAGCACAATATCAAATTATAGACAGGTCGTTAGAAAGAATTAAAAGGATACTAAACCTCAACGATAGCTTCTTGGGTATGATGGGCTCTTCAGCTTCAGGTAGGCAAGTAAAATTGCAACAAAATATGACTGCTTCTGCATTAACTTATATTACTTCTAACATAGAATATATGTATGAATGTATGGGCGAGGATATTTTGGAGTTTTCTAAACTATATTATAAAGCTTATAAAGTGCTACGCATTTCTGACCAAAGAAATGGAGATAGATTTATAGAGCTTAATAAGCCATTTATGATGCCTAAAGAAGATGGTACCGGTCAAGAGATAGCTATCAAAGAGATAGAATATGATAAAGATGGCAATGCTAAAATAGTCCCGTGGATAGAAAGAGAAACGCAAATAGAGTTTTTAAACTATGATATAGAAATAACTACGGCTAACTATAATGAGACTGATGACTTAGAAAAAGTACAACTAGATGCTATAATCCAAGGAATACCAGGTCAATTCTTAATGAATGCAGACCCAGCTAGTTTTGGTAGAGTAGTAGCATTAAGTATGAGAGCTATGAAAACTAGAAATAGCGAATACATTGCCGATGTATTTGAACAAGTTGCTAATAAGCTAGCGCCAGCACCTACTATGGACCCTAGGTCAGTAGCTAATGGTGAGCCAGCAGAAGCTGTAGGCCCTAGTGCTATTATGTCTGCGTTAGGCATGACTAATGATGGTGCTCAAGAGGGCTATAATAGACCTAAGGAGTAATAAATGCCAGATTTAAGTTTCTTAGATAAACAGATAGGAGTAGCAGCTCCTACTGATACTAAGGCAAAAACAAAACAAAGTGGTTTAGGTTTCTTGGATAATATGATACAACCTAAGACAGTGCAAGCAGAGCCTCAGCCAGCGCAACCTAGTGCACCTATAGCACAACAAACGTTTGAGGCTCCTCCAGCGCCTGTAGTTACAGGTGAGGACGGCTGGAAGACTGCTAAGTCTGACCCAACTTTCTGGGATATTGTTAGCAACCCGGGTAAAGCACTAATAGATGGCGCTGTAGAAAGTGCTAAGATGCTAAAAGAGCCACTAGAGACAACCGCTAAAGGTATAAATAAAAACTTTATTTTACCAGTATTAACTGTTATAGAAGATGCTGGAGATGCTATAGGTATTAAAAACGACCATAAAGCTAAAGCAGAGTTAAAGTATATAAATAAAGAGCTAGAAGAATACTATAAGAAAAATGGCTATAAGAAAGGTGATATAACGCCTACCGATGTGCAAAGCTTCGCACTAGAAACTCTTATGCCAGCGCTAAAAACTAAGACCGCAGTAGCTGCATTAGAAGCTGGGTTAAATACTATTAGAGGTGTTTCTGAGCGTGGTGAGACTGGTACGGCTAAAGACTTAGCTACTGATGCTGGTGTT